GTGTACGATATAGAAAAGTAGGTGGCGAATATTATAGTTGGGGTTTTGCGCTAACTATAGTATAAATAGACTTGTGGTTATGAGTTACAATGATTAACAAGTTATATTAAACATATTAAACATATTAGAAATATAGAAAATAGGAGAGCTACATGTCGAATTCATTCGCACAGTTAAAAAAGATGTCCAAAAAATCCCTCAACACATTAGTAGAACAATCTGAAAAGATGAAGTCAGGCCCTCGAGGCGATGACGGCACTGAATGGTATCCCAAGGTTGACAAGAGTGGCAACGGCACGGCCGTTATTCGTTTCTTGCCTGCTGCGCCCGGTGACGAGATTCCTTGGGTACGCATGTTCTCGCATGCATTCAAAGGCAAGGGTGGTTGGTATATCGACCTTTGTGCTACAACGATCGAAGCCGATTGTCCTGTGTGCACACGCAACACAGAGCTTTGGGGAACGGGTAAGCCGGAAGACAAGGCTGTTGTGCAGGGAACGGGTAAGGATAATCCTGGTGCTAAACGTCAGCTGAAATATGTTGCCAATGTGCTAATCATTTCCGATCCTTCTGATAAGTCAAACGAAGGCCGAGTGTTCAAATACAAGTTCGGTCAGAAAATCTTTGACAAGGTTCAAGATGCGATGGCGCCTGAGTTTGAGGGTGATGAGCCAATCAACCCATTCGACTTTTGGGCTGGTGCAAACCTTCGCTTGAAGATTCGTAACTTGGATGGCTATCGCAACTACAATAGTTCCGTGTTCGAAGCACCTTCTGCAGTGTCGGAAGACGACGAGGAGTTGAAGAAGATTTGGGAAAGCCAGTACTCGCTTAGCGAGCTGATCGCACCTGACAAGTTCAAGACATTCGCCGAAGCCAAAGCTCGTTTGAATCGGATCACTGGAGCAGCCGCTCCTGCAACGACTGTTGAAGATCAGATGCAGGCGCCTGAGAGTTCACCGATGGCAGACGAAACTGCTACCGGAACAGCGGTCGAAGAAACACCGCCTTGGTCTGACGACGATGACGATGGAATGAAAGCGTTCCAGGAACTAGCAGACCAGGCTGGCTAAACCAGTCGAACCTATTGTGTAAGGCCCCTTAATTGGGGCTTTACCTTTATCTGTATAATAGGGCGTTGACTGAGTTGAACGATTGCTCTGCAGGTCGGGGCGAAGGTGGCATGATAACCTGGCTTCGGTTTGCAATAGTCGTCGTACTGATCACCGGTGCAACGGTAGGCGCTGACACGATCACGTTGTTGTTGCGCTGAAGTGCATTGACTTCAGAACTACCACGATCGACCATTATGCCACGAGCAGTTAGCCCAGTAGGAACTATACGATCAGCGCCACTGCCGCCAACGAGTGTATCGGACCCAGCTCCACCAATGATGTTGCCTTGGGCGTCTTCGACCACTGGTTCTGGTTTGGTGATGTTACCCGTAGTTGGGTTACCAATTCCTCCAGATGGTGGAAATATTTCAGACAGTATGTCTTTGATCCAGCCAGCACCAAATCCTGGTTGCCATTGCTGAACTCTCTCTGATATGGCATCGAACGGATTCTCGAACGACGGCAGCTCCATGCTAGTAACCTTGTCCATCCATTTACCGAATGAAGCACCGATGCTACCAGCCCATGAGTTGACACTGTCCAGCCAGCCGGCAAATGTATCAATGCTGCTTAACACATCACGCTCAATACTCTGTATACCAAGCTGGATAAGATCATATCGCTGCTTGAGCCGATCGACGAGATCGCTATTGCTGTAGCTGTCGACAGCCCAATCCCACACATTAGCAAAGTCATCGGCGAATGACTTTAGCAGAATACCGGCTCGGTCGACTATCTTAGCTCGCATGTCAGCAAACGTTTCTTCGAATGAAAAGCTACGCATCCACCCAGCCATCTTGTCGGCACCGAACTCATCCAATGTCCAGGCTAACGCACCCCGCAACCAATCAAGAGGAGCTGTAATAAAGCCATGGAAGATTTGTCGAACACCCATTTCAAGTGCTTTAGATATGCTGCCGCTGTCTGCAAATTCCTTGACGAATCCGACAAAGAAATCGATCACACCAAATACCAGGTTCAGGCCAGGTATCGTTCGGCCGACCAATGGAATTGCTTTGACTAGGTTAGCTAGTGGTTGGAATATACTTGATAGAGCAGGCAGCACCTTAGTGATCAGAGGAACGACCATGTTCTTGATGCCACGGACAACATCATCCAGACCGTACAGCATAGCAACGATAGGAACAATCAGGCCGGCAAAACTGACCTCAGGCATCTTGCCCATAATACCACCGATGTCCAGCTTCTTGCCTTTGATGTCTTTGCTGGGGTCTTTGAGTGTAGGTTTCTCTGCTAATCCGTCGGCTGCGAACGCCTCTTTATTGACAACGGCGGCCAGGAACTCTCTCGTGTCTCTCGTTTCTTTAATGATTGCCTTCAGTAGGCTTTCGATATCATCAGCGTCCTGGCCAGCATTTTGATCTCTGTCCAATAGAGCAGCATTCATCTTACGCTGCTCATGGTACTGCGGCACCATGAAGCGCATCTGGATTAGATTGCTTTCAGAGATCTGCAATAGCTGCTCTTCAAGTACCAGTTTGACATCCTCAAGGATGCTAGCCATGTAGTTGAATCCAGCCTTATTCTCGACTATGCTCTGGCGTAAGTGGGTGTCCTGCTTCGCTAGAAAATCAGAGTGCGACTCTAGTATGCCAATGATCTGATCATTGCCATTGTTGAGATCGGGCAGCTTCTTCTGATCATCATTGTAGCTAGCATATCTGCCGAATTCGTCGCGTGGCTGCGCCATTATTGTTCACCCTCTTGATTGCGGTCAAACTCACGTTCCAAATGATCCGTAAGTAGAGTCAAGTATATCTCTAGTTCGAATGGAATTAAGTTTTCTATCTCAGTCAAAGAGTATTTATGGTGTTGCACTAGAGCAAAATTGACCTGATATATGTTGGCCAATGAGTTATGACTGAGGGCTACTGAAAAAAACTTTGCAGACCCTCCAACACGATCTGCTCTTCTTTGCCGCATGTTTTACACGTATAATCGATTGTGTGGGATAGGCGTGGCATCGTCTTGAAGAAGTCGATCACCTTAGCGAATTGATCCTTGTTGAAGCTCTCAACAAACCGGCGCAGATCTTCTTTCTCGAACAGATCAATCACCTCGTCCCCATTCCATACAGTTTCAATGCAGCTAGTAACCAACTGCATCACATTCTCAATGTTATCCGACAGCACCAACTCAGTGTCCATGCTCAGCGATGGATACTTCATCACTAGGCCAATATCATCCGTGATTTGGATCTTCTTAGTGTGGCCTTCATCTGTCCGCATCTTAACGTCATCCACATTGATTTCGACTTCATTGATCTCAGGGCAGGCCTCAGTGTCTTTGTGATGCACTTTGATCTTGATTACCTCGCCGACTGATTTGGCGCGCAACATCAGGAACATGTACTCAATATCGAACGAAGACAGACGATTGACGTCAATATCGTCGATGATACAAGCTCTTAGAATATTGGATACCGCCTTCTGCATATCCTTTGGATCATCGCTTTCCATGGCCATATACAGGATCTTCTCCTCTTTGACGAGGAATGGTCGAAACTTGATTTGCTGTGAGGTAGAAGGAATTGTCGCTTCAAATTCAGGGGCGGTTAATACGGGTAACATAAAGAATCCTTATCTTATATTGAATATACTCGAGGCTCTGGATGCTGCAGTTACTGCACCACCAATTAGAGTTGCTTGACGTAGGTTGTTGCCGGTTAGAACACCACCGAGCGTGCTAACGACACCACCAGCACCTGATGTGCGGAACCAGCTACCTGTTCGTAGCTTAGTGTCGATTGTCTTACCAGGCTCGATAACACGATCCTTCCATCGGTGGAAGGCGACAGTGATATTAGCTTTCTGGAAATCTGTGTCTGACCATGATGCTGCTACTGGCGATACCAGCTGTGGGTATGCTTCTAGCAGATCGGTTGTGTATGTTATTTCACCAGCCTCGTCGTACTGGTATAAAGTAATTGTGCCGATGTAGTCGGAGTAGTAGCCAGTAGCATATGCGACAGATGATGGGTTGTTTGGACCAACATCTTTAGTACGACTATTGCCGATTGCTAGATCCTGCCACCGCTCAAAGAATACCTTTTCTCTGAAATCAGATGACAACAACACACTCATCGTCATCTCTACATAGTTGGAGTCAAACGCAATACGACGTACAGGGCCGATATCTCTATATGTGACGTTGTTGACTGCTCGCCCAGGCCACTCAACGCTCTCGACCCTGAATGCAAGATCTTCTGCGCCCACGGCTAAATCAACAGCATCTACCTTTGAGGGAGGCGTGATGACAGCCATATAATGACTGCTCTTAGCCATGCCATTAGTTTTGCTGACTTGATTTATGAATTTATGGACGTCGAATGTCATTTCTTCATTTGCTTTCTGCTGTCTGCCCAAACTGTGCCTGTACCAGCCTTCTGGAACTGCTCAGTCTTCAGGAACAATGCCACATCCCACTCAGATGGATTAACCTTCAAGAACCTTGATTTAACATGATTCTTCAAGTACTGTTTGATGCATGGTCGAAAGTATTTATAACGTGCGGCCTTATTCAGCACATTGTAGCTAATGTTTAATCGCGTGTTGGAATCAAATCTACGATCAGAGGCCAGTGTATACAACGAGTCCATCAGTTTGGCTCTTAGCTGAGGAGGTAGGTAATGCATGTTGATGCCAGTGAATCCCTTTGATGTCTCATCGATAGGGAAGATCAGTGGGAATGTATCATAATACGGCAATGACTCTTTAGTCTTTGGGTCGTAGTAGAACATGTACATATTGCCAACTTCGAGGTTGTTGGTCAACATCTCCTTATTCTCTTCGTTCCGCAACGGCGATCCATTCATCTGCAGTCGCCGCGCGCGGCCGCGGAACCAATCCCTAGAACCCTTATTCTTAGCAGGTAGATGCCCTTTGCGAGCACCCTTCTGTAGCAAATCTGAAAACAGCATAGCCATTAGAGATTCAGTTCCTTTTCAGTGATGATTGCAAATGTCCAACCGCGGCCTTTGCAATACTTACGGGCAGCTTTCCACTTGGCCTCGTTGATGCCATACGTGACTACTTCATTGATGTATCGCTTTGTTTTTCGCTTCTGAACGGTGGGCGCCTTAGTTTGTTTTAATGGCTTGACTTCTATCAGAATAGTATCAAGCTCCCCCTGTTTATTTATCGCTTTGATCTTAAAGTCGGGATAGTACTTATGCACTCTGCCATCGATAGGTGATACGTATTGAACAATGATTTCTTCGCTCGACCACACCTTGATGTTGGGGTTCTTGTCAAAATAATTCATACACATCAATTCCCACGAACTCCTGTAGGTAATTTTGGATGTATCCCCAGCATATTTGCCAGGATTCTTTGGGGCATATCGCCCTTTGTATGGAGGCATTTTATCATATATTGTTATAGACTATGAAAGTATTTATAAATATATCATCAAACCAAGAGAAGACAACAATGGCCAGTGGAAAAGAATTAGATCGCATCCTGGGTGAGCGATTAGCTGAAGGTGAGTTGAGTGCTCTCGAGGAGGATCTGCCAACGACCGCTTATGCATTCCCAGGTGATTTAGAGACGCTCGACCATTGGGTAGCATTCAGTGTTGCAAATTACAAGTATGGTCGCAAAGAAGATTTCTCCAGAAAAGAGATCCTAGAAACAGTATTCCTGCCTGTACCTATGAACTTAGGCACATCTTATAGTGCCGGATATAGTTCTGAGGCTATTGGAGTGTTCGGCGTGGCCGGTGCTGGCATTGGGCAAGATCTGGGTATAGGTGACATGCAACAAGCAGGCCACCGAATCGTTGATCGAGTTAAGATGCTCACCGGAGATAAGAATAGTACGGAGCTGACTGGCGGATTGATGAACTTGATAGCACAAGGAGCTGAGGCTCATGTTGGCGCTATCCTAGCAACATCAATAGGCGGTCCTGCTGGCGGTATCGCTGCACTGGCTGCAGAACAGGGGTTGAAGGGTGCATTGTATGGCGCCGGTATCGCTCGTAATCCACACATGGCAGTGCTGTTCTCTGGGGTCGACTTCCGCTCACACACATTCGAATACAAGTTTATGCCAAAGACAGAGGCTGAGTCGTATATGCTGACGCAGATCATTCGTCTATTCAAATATAGAATGCTGCCAGGATACGCTGGTGGAACCAATCACTTCTTCGATTACCCGCAACAATTCGACATCGATTTCCATTATCCCAAGCACTTGTTCAACATCGCTCCGTCTGTGTTGACGGGGTTTGAAGTCAACTACCATGGTGAGGGCCAGCCAGCATACTTCGACAATGGTGATGATGAGAAGGCCCCAGTTAGCATAACTCTTTCGATGACGTTCCAAGAAGTAACGATCACGACGAAAGAAGAAATCGAGAAGCAGAACAGATAATGCCACATTTCTTTGCACCATTTCCGAAGATCCAATACGACATCGACAAGTCTGGCAACTCGGCCACGATTACCAACATCATGCTGCGATTCAAAATATCTGAGATCATCAAGTCTAAGGCAGCTGTGTATTACAACTATCAGATCAAAGACGGCGAATATCCGGACGTGATCGCTTCCAAGTATTACGATGACCCGACACTTGACTGGGTCATACTGGTGACTAATAATGTGATGAATCCTCTATTTGATTGGCCAATGTCGTACAATGGGTTGATCCAATTCATCAGAGAGAAGTACGGTAGCGTAGCAACAGCTAATCAAACTGTCCACCACTATGAGAAGGTGATACGTGACCACTCAGTGCTATCGGATGGCACTATACTATCAGAACAAATAGTGATCATAGACGAGACAACATACAACACCACATCAGCATTGATCCGACGATCTATATCGGCATATGACTACGAAACAACGCTGAACGACGCTAAGCGAGACATACGTATCCTGGACAAGAAGCACTTGAGATTCATTCTCGGCCAGGTTGAAGGAATATTTAATGCCTAACAACGGTTATACCCCAACCGATATCGACCTCGATACCGTGTTGATGTTTGACCATCAGGGCAAGAGTTTTGTAGACATCCGCCGCCTGATGGTTGAATTTAATATATATGAAGATTTGTATACTCCCACAATCAAAGCCGACATAACGTTACTCGATGCTATCGGGCTGATAGAGCGATTCCCTATAACTGGGGATGAGACAGTCCACATCAAGTTCAAGACTCCTGCTGACCCTAACGCTTACAAGAAGCTAATATTCAGCATCTACAAGCTAGACAGTAGAGGCAAGTACGAAACTCGATCTGATACATATGTGTTGCATTTGGTGTCCAGTGAAATGATTACTGCATCTAGTGCTTCGTTGGATACTGCATATAATGCTCAACCGATATCGGACATGGTTGCCGGTATATACGAGACTGTGTTGAAGCCATCTCTGGATAGATTCAAAATAGTTAAGACTGATAAGACGATGACGATAGAGCCAACACAGGGATCGCACAGCATTATCGCTCCAATGTGCAATCCATTCAAGTTTATTAGATATTTGGCTTCTCGAGCTAAGTCATCATCCCACCCAGCTTCTAACTTTGTATTCTTTGAGAATATAAAGGGGTTCAGCTTCGTGACGATCGATTCGTTGATGTCCGCTGATACAGTTGGCCAATACTACTACGGTGAGTTCAACCTACCAGAGTATGACAAGCACGGCGACAACCCTGTCCGCGAATACCAGAAGATTATGGGGTTGGACTACATCAACCAATTTGATGTGCTGAAGAACTATTATAATGGTCTATACAACAATGAAGTGGCTGTGCTAGACCCTATTCGGAAGAAATTTGTCACCAATTCATTCAGGTATGAGACAGACTTTGACCAAATAGATCATATTGGGACAAAAAAGATCACGCCGCCAGGATCAACACACGATGGCGGTAGCAGATCTCACCAGCGAATGATCATCGAGCCCATATCGGACAGCAATTTCCACCGCCTACCTTACTTTGCTGACAAAGTAATCAACGGGGCCACAATCGCTGACCAACAGTTGGCCTACCCTAGTCGCCGCCAGACATTCCTACCACAGCAAACAGCAGCAGCTGCCCAGTTAAATAATATTGTGATCAACATTACTATTCCAGGGGATGCCAATCTTATGGTTGGCCAGACAGTTGATGTGCTGATACCTCAAACTAGTAGTGATGATGAGCTGAAGAACCGCAACAACATACTATTTGGTAAAGACAATGACTCGGCCAAGTTCCTAGTTACTGCAGTTAACCACAACTACAAGCTGTCGGACGACGACTTCGTTACTCACCTGCAGTGTGTTAAGGATTCATACGAGCGAGATTTGGTGCGTGAGGCTACCCTAATTGATGTAAATGACCCAGGTGATGACTTCTAATGCGCAAACAAGAACAACATTTCGGCTACGACACTGTAGTATTCTTTGGAACAGTGGAGGATATTAATGACCCTCTGCAAATAGGCAGAGCTCGTGTTAGATGCTATGGTTGGCACACTCAGGATACCAAACGTCTACCGACCAGTAGCTTGCCGTGGGCCCAACCTATTCAATCACTTGATAGTGCCGCAGTAGGTGATGTTGGTGTGTCACCCACTAACTATGTTATCGGTCAGTGGGTTGTTGGTCTGTTTCTAGATGGCGAAGACGCGCAGCAGCCTATGATCTTAGGATCAGTTGCCGGCGTGCCTGAAGGGACGACTACCCCAGACGTCAATAGATTAGCACGTAACGGAAGTGACCAACATCCAGTGTTAGCTGCTAGAGATGCCGGCCGCAAAACCAGCATTGAGAAGGCTTTTTCTGGGTCGTGGGACCAGCCAGCTTCAACATATGCAGCGACATACCCAAGCAATCATGTAACAGAGACGGCCGGCGGCCATATCGTAGAGCTCGACGACACATCTGGTGCTAAGCGATCCGTGTATTACCACCCTTCTGGGTCATTTGAAGAGACGGATAATGCTGGTAATCGAGTGCAGCAAATAGCGGGCGATGGGTACAGGGTAGTCGCCGGATCAGACCACATATACGTGGAAGGATCGGTTAATATCACGGTTGGAGGTAGTGCTAATATCAAGGGAGATATTGTTAATATAGAGAGTAACACCTTGAATATAAAGACAAATCAATACAAGTTACAGGTCGAAGGCCGCAGCGATATTCGCTATGAAGGAGATAAATACGAGTACATAGGAGCAGACACCTATAGTCGACATGACAGTGGCACAGGACATAGCTGCCCAACCGATCCAGTACGACTAGGTGACATATCTTGTGATGAAGTTGAATCACCAACGGGAGACTAATATGTCAGAAATTGATCAGCAGTTAAAAGACCTCTTCGAAACTTACGCCGCAGAAAGCGACAAGTTCGGCACCGGGAACAAGGCTGCCGGCACCCGTGCTAGAAAGGCTCTCAGCGAGATTGGCAAGCTTTGTAAGGCTCGACGATCTGAGATACAAAATATCAAAACCACTGGCACTTAACTATAAATATACATAATGCACGTCGTTAGGGAAGTAACATGCCAGCTAATTCATCAGAAGTCGTTTTTAAAGACTTCAACATAACCTTTGCTGGTCATCCAGTTACTGGCGCCCTAGCGACATTGAAGAACAACGAAGCAGTAACAAGAGCTGTGCGCAGCCTGATACTGACCAACAGATACGAACGACGTTACCAGCCAAATGTGGGGGGTAACGTCGTTCGCCATTTGTTCGAAAACTTTTCACCATTTACCATCCACAGTTTGAAGAAGAGCATCGAAACAACGCTAAGCAACTACGAGCCTCGCGTCAGTCTCATCGATATCAGAACGAATGTTGTTGAAGACAATAACAGATTGGATATAACAATCATTTATCGAATAGTCAATCAAGCTCAGCCAGTAGAAAGCACAATCATAATCGAGAGGGTACGGTAATGAAGACATTCTTCGCAGTATTGGGATCCATAGTTGTTATACCACTCACAATATTGTTGTGGGCTATCAACGATTATATTATTCAGCCAGTATATAATTTCATCAAATCAACAACGAAGGGACTAATCAATGGCATTCAAAGCTCAAAGATTTTCACGAAAAAAGAAGACTGAAGACTGCGATTTCAAGAAATATACGAGCGACGGCAACGGCTGGAGCTATCGTTGCAAAACATGTAACGCGCATTTCCTCGTTCAGGAAGATGTCCCTACCAATTGCCGTAAGGATGACTTGAAAGACTGGGAAGCTGCCGGAGAGAAGGTCTAAAATAGATGCCCGCCAATAACGTTGTTAATGTATCGGAGATTGATTTCGATACGCTAAAAGATAGTCTCAAAGCCTTCCTGAGCAATCAGGACGACTTCACTGACTATGACTTTGAGGGTAGCGCAATGGCTACTCTCATTGATGTATTAGCTTATAACACTCACATGATCAGCTACTACACCAACGTTGTTGGCAACGAGATGTTCCTAGATAGTGCTCAACTTCGCAACAGCGTAGTTAGTCGAGCAAAGTCGCTAGGATATACTCCTGTTAGCTCTAGAGGTGCTTCGGCCAACATCAACGTGACGATCGTTCCGTCAGATAGTCCCGCTAGCATCACAATTCCTAGAGCAACAACATGGACATCTACTATCGACAGCTCTACATACAACTTCATCACACCACAAGAGTATGTGATAACACCAGACGCTGACGGCGTGTATCAGGATGTGATTACGATCAAGCAGGGATTGGCGATGAATCATCGTTGGACTGTGTCCGCTGTAACCAATCAAAGATATGTTATTCCTAACCCAAGTATCGACACAACATCGTTTATCGTTAATGTCCAAGCAGGTGCATCTAACTCGTCAGTGACTTCGTTCAAATTAGCTGATGATATAAACGACGTGATGGGTAACACAGCGTCATACTTCCTGTTCGAAAACGAGGATGGCAAATATGAGCTGCAGTTCGGTGATGGCAATATAGGTAAGGCGCTTACACCAGGTAACATTGTCGTGCTTGATTACTGCATCGTAGCAGGGACAGACACAAATGGCGCCAACAACTTTATAGACCCATCAGACTTGGGCGGGTATTCCAACTTCTCAACTTCAGTAGTCGTGGCTGCTACGCGTGGATCCAATGCAGAGACAATCGACTCGATCAAATTCAATGCACCCAAGCACTATGCTGCTCAGAACAGAGCAGTGGTTGCTGATGATTACAAGCGTATCATTCTAAGAGACAACCCAGACATCCAGTCATTGAACATATGGGGTGGTCAGGACAACGTGCCACCACAGTATGGTAAGGTGTTCATCAGCGCAAAGCCGGCATCGAGTTCAGTTCTATCGCCGGACCGCAAGGCCGACATCCTCAATCAGCTGGTAAAGTACAACACAATGGCAGTCACGCCGGAGTTTGTCGACGCAACTTACCTGTATGTCGTTCCAACTATCACCACTAGATACGACAAAATAGCCACATCTCTCTCAGCAACAGCCATCGCCGACAAAGTATCCGCGGCCGTGATCAACTATGAGACGACGAAGTTGGGTGTATTTGGTACTAAGTTCCGCTATAGCCAGTTTCTTCGCGCGATTGATGACACAGACAATAGCGTAGTAGGTAGCTTAGTATCAATTAAAATGCAAAAGCGATTCGTACCAAACACAGCTACTGCTACAACATACACATTGGTATACAACAACTCGTTCGACCATCCACATGCAGGCCATGCTGATGTTCTATCGAGCTCGTCGTTTACGTATGCAGGCCGCACCGGTTGCTTCCTAGATGACAATGGATACGGCATTGTTAGCATATATTACATCGATACCAACCTGAATCGATCATACGTCAATACTGATGTTGGCACTATCAACTACGCTACAGGCACGATTGTACTAAATTCGCTGTTAATCACAGCATATGCCGGAAACGAGCTCGCGGTAAATGGAGCGCCTGAAAAAAACGACGTTTTTTCCACTACTAACCAAGTGGTGTTGATTGCCGATGCATCGATCAAAATAGTCGATGATGCATCAGATGTGCTAGAAACGCAGGTTAACACAGTAACGACATCCGGTGAGACGACGACAACCCTATCAACTGGCGTTACGAGTGTAATCTATTAATGTCTACAAACAACAAAATATCAGCATTAATCAATGATCAGCTGCCTGATTTCATTGCCAGTGAGGCTCCTCAGTTTGCGAGCTTCATTAAAGGCTATTATCAGTGGATGGAAGAGAGCGGCAACGTACTCGACCAAAACAATCAGCTGTTATCGTACAAAGACATTGATGACACGATCGATGAATATGTTGATTGGATCCTTAACGAAATAGCTCCATCGATGGCCATTGATACAATGGCTGACCGACGTTTGATTGCCAAGCACGTAATTGATCTATGGCAGTCAAGAGGGTCAGAGACTAGCTACCGTATGCTGTTCAGAATGTTGTTCGGCGAAGAGGTTGAGTTCTATTACCCTCGTGAAGACATGTTGCGTGTATCTGATGGGCGATGGTTGGTTGAAAACAGTCTTCGTATCACTAAAGGGTTGGGCGATCTGACTGGTTTAGGTGGATTGCTTATTACTGGAGCAGACAGTGGTGCAACAGCTAGAGTTGTTAAGATTCAGGCGACCAATGAACAGGGTATTGATAGTACTGAGCTGTTTATATCTAATATTGCAGGCACGTTCGCTGATGGTGAACTGATATCTAATGATGATGGAGACATCAATGGCCGGATCATCAATACGATCGGGCCATTGTCTGGTGGCACTGCTGTTGATGGGGGTGCAGGCTATAATACTGGAGATATAGTCAATGTGGTGTCTGCCGGCGGCCAGCTGGGTCAACTAACAGTTGCTGCTACAACTGACTCGAGTGCACTTACATTTGCTATTGCCAATGGTGGATCTGGGTATGTGGTTGGGTCGACTGTTGATATTGGTGGTGTGGGTACTGGAGCAAGCTTCGCTGTAGATTCAATTTCCAGCATAGAGACGCTGCAGATCAGCACTGAGAAGATCGCTCCTATGCTGAATGTTGCTCTAAACGCTGGTATTACGTTTGTGTCTACGGGAGCTAATACTGCAGATGTGTCGGCTAATATGGCTGCAGCTAATATCTCTAGCACAATCGCTACATCTCTATCAACGACAGATATTACTGCAGGTGAAATAGCTACAATAAGTATCTCCAGCCATGGGTATGGGTATGACGCACTGCCACCCGTAACTGTGATCAATGCAAATGTTGCTGGCCAGCTATTTGCTGATGGATCGGGTGGCATCAAAGGCCGCAACGCCACCATCACACCATCACATCTATCTGGATCAGTTACCTCATTCAATGCCATATTCGATGCGCGCGGCTCAGCATATAATAAGCTAAATCCTGCATCGTTCATCAACACAACTAGAGTCGTTACTGCCAATGCTAGCGGCTTTCCTCTAGTCACTGGTATTGTTGAGTATCCAGGCAAGTATACTGACACAAAGGGCTGGATTAGTTGGAACAATCGTCTGCAGGATAACGACTACTACCAGGTATTCAGCTATGCCATCCGTAGTGATGTTGCAGTTAATGCTTATAGAGACCTGGTTACACGTCTATTGCATCCTGCTGGCACTAAGATGTTCGGCCACTATATCGTTAAGAGCAATGCTGATGTCGAGCCATCGATTGTTAGCACAGGAGGTGGCAACGAATATCAGGTGCAGATGCATTTAACTGTCGCTCCTACAGCAGCATCAGCCGATTCTCTTATCAATGAGTATGTGCTGGCCGCTGGTACTATCAGCATCAGCAATAGCGAGATCATGGGGCAATACCAGTGGCCACGTGAGAATCTGATTAGATACAGCGAACGATTTGATGTAACGGGTGCAAATAATCAGTGGAGCATGTCGGGTGGCACAGTGTCGTCCAACACATCAATAGCACCAGATGGCACATTGACGGCCGATACATATACTCACACAGATGCGGCGCCCGCTTTCATGTTTCAATATGAAATTGCAGCCAAAGCTAACACAGATTATATATTGACCTTTAACGCCAAGTATACTGCTAATGGATCAGCTAACGTCACTGTGCTGCCAGAGTTTAGAGATGATGCCGGGGCGTATTTCTACAGTGGTGCTACCCATACAACACTGACATCTGGCTGGCAGAAGATCACCCGCACGGTCCGCACTGGCGCTGCATCGAAGGATCTTCGGGTGTATTTAACGAGAGGTAGTACTATAGCAAATGGGGATGTTGTTGCTTTCTGGGGTGCACAGCTACGAGCCGCTAACACATCTGATTACTACGTTGCCACAACAGCAGAGCCAGTTAGAAGCTATCTTAGTTGGCCACTAGAGAATTGGCACAGCCACTCTGCGGCCAACACATCAACGTGGTCCAGCACCAATCTAACGCTGGTTGCAAACAACGTAGCCGCACCTAGTGGTACGCTGACAGGAACAAAATACACATCCACTGGATCCACCGGTGCACGTACCGGCCCGTTGAGCGCAACACTACCTGTCATCGGACAGTATTTGATAACTGGCTGGTTCCAGCCAAATACTGCGCCCGTCGGTGTGTCAAGTGTTACGTTTGCTACAGATATGGTAACGACTGCTGGCACACCATATCTGGAAGATACAGCTGACGGCGGATGGTTTAAATATACATTGCCAGTGGAAGTTACAGCTAATACAGGTACATTCTTCGTACCTCTATACTACCCTGTGTCCAATGGGTTCACAAGTCAAACTGTTGGTCATACTGGCGTCATCGCTGACTTACAGATGCGTAGAGCCAACACGTCTGTTGAATTCATCGCGACGACTGGATCTATTATAACAAATGGACCCAACACAGGTGACTTCTTCCCGCTGACGCTCAATCAACTAGAGATCGCCACTGCTGATGACTTTGCAGCGCGCAAGTTCGTTCGTGGTGAAGGTACGACATTTGATTCAATTGCTAATGGCACATTGATGCTAGTAATAGACAACTGGGGTAATGCTGCAAACAGCTGGCATTATGCAAATCAGGTCAGCAGCAACACGACTCTGACTCTGTCTACGGGATATGGAAGCAACACGCTCGCAAACGGTTCATTCTATTATCTCGCAAACTCCTCATAAAAACTGTTGACTTCGTAAATTAAATCAGGTAATCTCTGTCTAACAGATAAGGATTACCTGATGTTGTATGAGTTAATTGAAAATATATGGATGGCCGCCGCAGTCATATTATTTGCTGCATTCTGCATCTGGGCCCTCACTTGGAAAGAAAAGGAGATCAGACGTGATTAGTCTTGAATCAATTGCAGACGTCGCCATGATTTATGCTGCTGGAGCAGTCGTTGGTATCGTCATATATCTGGTGTTCGAGTGGGCCAACAAGCAATGATAGGCTTTGGAATGATCAGCGCCTCAATCGGATTAGCACTATTCGTCGGGGGCTGCTATTTGTATTCGCAATATAAGAAGCGGATTAAGCCCTACCTCGGTGAAGACATTGATGACAGGGACAACTTGTGATGGACGATGAGTTGAAAGCTCTGATAGCATTGGGCGTCGCCGCGAGTTGTTTGATCGACGATATCAAACAACGCCATCCCAATGAGGAACTACGCTGCCCTCACATGATTAGGTTGGAACAACGGATCAAGGACTGGAATAAAATATATGAGTAGCCAGCACAGACGTGATATGGCGCGTCGCCGAAAGATTCAGGTGCGAGTTCAGTTTGTCGTAATCGGCATCATCCTGTTCGTCGCCGTCGTATCATTCATAGAAACGGTCAACAACTGATGAAGGTGATCAAACCACCCAACATCCTACTGCCAGATAGCACACATAAACTGTTTCTTGCCGGAAGCATTGAAATGGGGGCAGCAGAGGATTGGCAGGCTCGGGTAGAAGCAATACTGAGCGAGACATCGGTGACCATATACAACCCCCGCAGAGACGATTGGGACCCCAGCTGGAGCCAAGACCCAGACAATAAGAACCTCCGCGACCAGATCCTATGGGAGCTACAGGCCCTAGAGGAGGCTGATACAATTGCTATATATATTGATCCGGAAACGAAAAGCCCTATCACTCTGTTGGAGCTTGGCCTCCACGCTCATACTGGTAAATTGATTGTGTTCTGTCCTCCTGGCTTTTACAGATATGCGAACATATACTGGACATGCGTTCATCACAATATATCGTTGACATGTGATTTCGATCACTGGATGATGCAGATAGTTGAGAGTATTCACAGCAAGCCGGCCTTCGATGACTTTTAAGAAGGCCTATCGCCTCACCGTTAAGGAATAAAGGAAAGAACTATATTATGAGTAAAGATGCAGTCGCCACAATGGGTGACATTCTTCCCGATGATGCTCGAGGCCGCGATGCAGTGCACGTTGCTGTAGTCAGCGCATGTAGTGATGCAGATATGCATCCGGGCCAAATTGTCGAGCTTGACACATTTCTGGTTGATACCGGCGATTACAAAGTGACCCCATCAGCTACACAAAATGGTGTTGGAATCGTTGATCCGTTCATTAAATCCAATCGCATTAAAATCGGCGACAGGTTCTGGCTGTACCTAATGCCCCGGTCGATCACTGCATTATCCCATAAATGGTCACATCCAGAGTTCGATGATGTGGTCGAAGGGCAGGCGTACACCACGCCATCAGATGAACTGAAGCTAAAGGACGCGGCCGAAAAATGGATTCGTGACTGGCTGGATAGTGATGCCGACACAAGCGCGTCGTATGAAACGGTCATATCGATCGCGGCATCCATGCTGCGGGAGGGTAACACTGATTATCTGCACATAAGCAATCATGATGCCAGCGGCAGTATTCCTGCGCAGTTTTGGTTTCATGCAGCAATTGTTACAGGCGAAGAACTTCCTGACAATATGTCAGGCGACAGCTACTTCAGTTGCTCGTGCTGATTTAAACAAACCATAAGAGATATTATGAAAGACCTAATTAAAGCGTTGCAAATCTTCGTGAAATACGGGGAACATGAAACACATTGCGAGCATGACATACTATTGGTCTGCGGCAGCAGTCGCGAAGACGTCGGCTTGATCGATATGGCGCTGTTGGAGGAACTAGGGTTCTCCTGGAGTGATGAATATGACAGCTGGGGATCATACAAATATGGGAGTTGCTAATGATTAAATTTACACAGCAGGTTAAAGATGACTGGGTCGCGGCACTTCGCTCCGGTCAGTACCAGCAGGCACATCACTGGATGCGTAAGGGCGACAGATATTGTTGTCTCGGTGTGCTGAAAGATATGCACCCAGCCATGGGGGTCAACTCGTCTGCAAAGTATTGCACTTATATGTCCAACGAAGGTGAAGCAACACTTGTTGAAGGGCTGCCGGTCAGTGTTCAGCATGATTTGGCTTTGATGAACGACTACAGCATCGAAACCACAGACCCTCAAACAGGCCGGACGACGTCCGATTACCAAAACAGCTTCGAGGACATTGCATTGTTCATTGAAGCAACCATTCCAGCAGGAGAGTAATATGCTAAGATTTACACAAGAAGTTAAAGACAACTGGCTGAAAGCACTACGCGGCCGGCGGTTCAAGAAGGCAATGGGCACTCTACATACCTCCGAGGACAAGCCTCGCTACTGCTGCCTCGGTGTGCTGCAGGCGTTGTACCCTGAAGACCTGCCGGAATCAGACAATGGAGAGATGCTGCTCTCATCGAGCAGCATCGGCAACAAAGAACGCTCACGTGTATCGGGTTTAGGCCCGGTGGTTCAGGCAGCGCTCGCAGCTCGCAACGACGGGGATGGTGACCACAAGATTCACTCGTTCGGAGCGATTGCAAAGTACATTGAAAACAATGTGCCAGTAATGCCTGACAAATGAGCCCGCAAGCTTACAATCTGGGCCAGAAGTGGTTTTGGCCCAGATTTATATCAATGTTGCTGTACATTGCTATACTGATCAACAGCGGGTCGCTGGTTAAGTCATTCGAAGGGTCATATGGAAGCTTGATTGCATTTGTTGTTTCCAGTATATTGATCATAGGATTCATAGCAGCATTGTGGTCAACAGCATTCGGTTTCTGGATAGTACTGGACGTGGTTGTTGCCCGCACAAGGAGATATATCAAAGATGGCGAATGCTAGTTTGAAATTCACCCAAGAAGTCAAGGATAGATGGACTGCAGCCCTCCGTAGTGGTAACTATGAACAATGTGCAAGAACGTTGAAACGCAACGCCGGCCACGATCATGTCGAGCCGGCATATTGCTGCCTGGGCGTGCTTGCTGAAATCAATAATCTGGAAGTCCAGTCATGGGCTGGGCTATTGGTCGTCGAGCCCATCGCGGCCGTCGGCGTCCGTCGGACATTAGTTGAAGGGCTGTCAATGGAAACCCAATCAATTCTCAGCGTGATGAACGATAGTAATGACCAAGATTTCAACCAGATCGCTGATTGGATCGAAAGAAGTGTAATGGTGGGAACATGAGCATTCAACTAACATTCACCCAAGAAGTCAAGGATAGATGGACTGCAGCCCTCCGTAGTGGGGAATACAAGCAATGCCATCAAATGCTGTCCGACAAGACAAATGCTGGGCTGCCGAGGTATTGTTGCCTCGGTGTGCTACAGGCGCTGAACGACCTAACAGTAATTGGGTTTGGCACGCTGGCCGCAAAGGAACCTGACGACTACGCTCGAACCACAATCGTCGAAGGTTTGTCGTTGGAAGATCAGAGTCTCCTGGCCATGATGAATGACGACGAGCACAAATCGTTCACACAGATATCCGACCACATTGATGGCAACATAAGTGCAGTATGATGGAAGTGCATGCAGGAGACTTAATCATTATAGTTTGCTGTGTATATCTGATAGCATATGGGTGGGCAGGTCGTAATGGAAGTTGATATAGTTCACATATACAGGAATTGATTATGGATATACTTAACGGAGTAATGTACAGCATACTGGGCGACCTAGTGATAGTGTTCGCGGTCCTAGCTGCAATTGCGGTGTCTGTGCTGTATGCCGCCCGTCGTATCAAATGGTAGACCTTCATAGAGTTCAATGCAAGGGATGTAATGTAGATGTCGTAGTTCCATTCGGAACATGGCATCCATGTGGCAACGCAGCAACAAACCCACCCCACCCAAACCTGCCGCAAATCCCAGGAGGATACTGCAACCAGAAGTCGCGCGGCGAGATCACTCACGAGCAGTGGGGTGAACTTCAAATGCAGGCCGCACAGATTCTAATACAGCAGGATACGTGGAAGCCGATAGCAGATGCTCCACGAGATGGGCAGGACTTGCTGTTTCGGCATAAACCGCCATACTCTGCTACAGGCATGCATGTGATTGCTAGTTGGTCGGATACGACTGATAGATGGGTAGCCCAATCCACCCGCTTCACAGTAGATGAGCACAACTACGTGGAATACAAGCAACTGATAGCAGGTGACTATGATTGATCTGCATAGAGTTCAATGCCGCGAATGTCGTGTTGATCGAGCGATACCAGCAGGAACGTGGGTCACGTGTACCAGCCCGGCCGCCACACATCCACAACTCCCAGAAATACCAGGTGGTTACTGCTTGCAGAGAAGCATCGGCCCAATAACCATACAAAAGTGGGAGCAACTCCAGGCAGACGAAGCACAAGCATTACTGAGGATTGGCCGAGATGACTAGTGACATACAGTTCGAGCGAGTAGTATGCATCGACTGTGTGCTCGATCAGGTCGTACCAGCAGGAACCGGATACCCGTGCGGTAAACCCAACATGCTATCAATACGTACATGCAGACAGGAGAACCTAGGACCAGTATCATGTGGGTCTTATGAGAGCAATAGACTAGCAGAACAGCATAGAGAACAGGTACAGCTTAGCACAACTATCCAGCGACTTATGACAGGTATTAGTCAATGCAGTAGTTGCGTAGGCAATCAATGGGTACACAATCCAGACCAGTGGAAGTGGTATGCAGCAGATGCAGGGATATGCTTCGAATGCTATACAACGCTGACAGCATCCCGCAAGCTATTGAATATCATGGCACACCCGCCGCGATGGTATATTGATAAGATGGAACACGATGTACGACGGATGCGTATCGACCCATGGCCACCAGTAGATCCAGGTGATACGTTCCCTATATGCTACTATCATTCGCCAGTAGGTCGTTCAGCAGCCGCAGTAGGTCGTTCAGCAGCCGCAGTTGATGCGGGCGAGGCTAGAGGTCTGCCTCGGCGACCAGCAAAAAATTGGCTGAAACACCCGCCACATCAGAAATAGCCAAGGATATCTGGAAATATGACAACAACAAATGAGCTGCTGCGGTTTGCTATCGTCGGCGGCCTGGTCAATGCCATGTGGATGCCTGCTGCGTTTGATTTCAGCAGAGGCGCATTGGATGAATCGGATGGCCATTGGCTAGTGTGGGCTGGTTTGGCTGGAGTCTGGCTAGCTAGCCTCGCTTTGACATATATCGCAGCATCCTGGCTGTCTGACACCCCGAAACCGACGACTTCGTAAAAGTCCTGCAGGAGTAAGCTAATGCTACACGTAACCGTTACGAACACGAATTCTAACCTATTGAGATCGTTGACTTTAAATAGGCGAAAACCGACGAATGTTACCGAGGTAGATGCGGTACGATACATCATAGGGAAGCTGCTGAATGCTGACTTCCATGACGTACACCTGCTGTACATACTCGAACTGACGGACGAACTGCCCCCGGACTTGGAACCAGACGACTACCCAGGCTAGCTGCCAGAAGTGCCGCCAAAACCCTTGCCAGAAGTGTTGCCAGAAGTGCCGCCAAAACCCTTGCCAGAAGTCTTGCCACAACTGTAGCCAAAACCCAAGTCAAAAGTTGGCTGAGAAGTTGGGTCAAAAGTAGGGTCAAAAGTTCAGTGAGAAGTTGTTGACTTCTGAACACATATCATGTATATTAAGGGAGTCGAAAGGATCTAGCCGAGGAGAACGTCATGATGCTCTAATCTAGCTGCCAATTCAGGTATATAGGAAGAGAATGATAGTGAGACCAAGCTGACACTTTCGACAGGTCAGTGAGTTATTGGCGCCCTTCATGGGAGGCCAAGCGGCCCCGGGTAGCCGATTCGTCGGAGCTCGGCCGAATGTCGCCAGGAACCGCCAGAAGTGAGATTCTGGCGGTTTTCTGCCGTGTGCTGCTATACTGCTGAGCAGCATGGCTGCGTGCCGTATCATGGCAGGCAGGCCGCCTAGGCGGACCCCATCATGGCAGGCAGGATGGCTGGGCTGTTGGTCATATCATGGCAGACAGCATGGCTGCGTGCCGTATCATGGCAAACAGGATGGTAAAACCCGCAATCGGGTGCTTTGGCGAAACCCCATAGCTCGCCGCCGTGTCCCGTTTGCATCTTGGCTGCGCAGGAGATTGTCAGATCGGGATGGTCTCGCTTCGTCCGTGCCTTCCGACTCACCCAATATCACACATTGCACATTCCGAGACAACAGCAAATTAAATTAAATATACCGTTGCCCCTCTATACGAATTATGATACATTGCGGGGGTCAACAAACGGAGAAATCAAATGCGCGTTACCGAAGAAATCAAGCAGCAGATCAATGAGAAGCTGCAGCAGTCGATCGACCTCCGCGCCCGCGGCCTGCCGCCCATCTTCTCGACCGTGCCTCCGCGCGCCTCTAAAATCCTCATCTGAAAAAGGAAACATACCATGACTGCAACACCCGCAAAATTCTGGGCCGCAAAACACAACGACGCCGTGACCAAGCTCTGGGAGCACGTCCCGCTCGAGGGCCCCGTGCTCGACCCCGCCCGGCCCGCGCTTGAAGCTTGGCGCAATCTGAACTGCGCGTACTACGACGTGTACAATAATGGCGCCTGCAACTGGGGCCACCGCCGCGCTAATATGGTCGCGGCCTGCAAATTTGTCAGCATGCCCGTCCCCAGCAAGAAGGCGCTTCTCGACGGCGCGTGGCAAGACAAAAGCGGCGCCTCCCCCGACGTTCTCGAAACCATCGCGGACGCCGTGTTTGTCCGCGCGCTGGCTGAAGCGTACCTGCTGGAAAATGGAGCTGCCAAATGACCATCACACCCAACCGCGAAAAACTCTACCCGTCGCTCAACGGCATGGCGCAACTCGCCGTTGACGGCGTCGCCTCAAACCCGTGGCTGAAAGAGGGCGCCTAATGGAATACGAACAGTTCCACATGAAATGGCCCACCTGATTGATGGTAAAGTCAACCCGGCAGGACATGAAGGCGGCGCCACAGCCGATCGGCACGGTCGGTTCCGGCGCATCAAACGCGACATACA